GCAGGCGGCGTGCTAATGAGGCACGGTCCGGGCACTGGAGTCGAACCAGTGTACATCTCCCAGACAGCGTCGAACCCGCGCGTAGGTTCGGATCATTAGAAGACAGGGAAACTCTTCTTCACCGATGCGGGCAGGAACCGATCCCATCGACGGAAGATTTTTAGGGTATAATCTACAAACCCATCTTGTCGCCATTCCTTCCAATCGACGCCCTCAGCAGCTGTGCTAGTGGGGGCCCGACGGCAACCGAAGCCGAAATTCGGAGGGTTCTACAGGCTTGATAGTAGGTAAATATGCGCTCGGTTTCCCGAATACGCCTTTTTCCTAACGGAAACTGCCACGCCATTACTGACGCGCAGCCAACCGCCATCCGTCCTACTTCACCCGAACGCCCATTTCATTTCCTTACCGAGTACTCTCAGAGGTGCGCACACATGAGACTATTCGCTACCCACAGAGTTCCTACTTGTCGTTGTGCCCGTTTGAGACGTTTTAGCATCGTTGACGCCCCCTCCCGAAGAAGGGCGGTGGGAATGTTAAACCCTAAGACACGATCCAAGCGGTGACCAGGATAGGCACCCGTTGGGGATTTTACTAAGGCCGATAGGGACTGGCAGGATCACCAGCCTAAAAAGCCATAAACTCTCCTAGCTCCGACACGGCATCCGGGCCTCGAGCGCGCACAGGTGCGTCCTCGGGCACGAATTCCGGATCGATGGCATTGTGCGCCTGCGCAATGCAGTATTAATTGAGCCTATAATGGAGCCCTAAAGGCGACCACTCAGGCACCACATCTTCGAGAGCAGGTCTCCAGAGTGTGGGTTTAGAGCAGGCTTTCCACACCTTCAACTTCTTCAGTCCAAGCTGGTCTTGGGTGCTATGCGGGGTAGGGCACCACTGCAACCAGTGAGGCATGTGTTGTTCAACAAGCCTCAGGGTTTGAGACATCCAAAGTCTTACAGGTGTAGAGGGTCCGGTACGTAGCACATATCTTTTGTATTTAATTTTGTCTGCTTTCTTTAGAGCCAAAGCATGGACGGTACGCTGTGGGGGCGCGCAAAGACGCCCACGCCACAGATGTGCTTGGCCAACCGTGGTAATAGAATCCAACTCACGGATAGCTCGTTCTTTGATTTGGTCTGGTTCGATCAATGGGGGTCCGTACTCGAAGTCAAGTTTACGTTCGGTCCCGGTGCTCTCCGCGCTACGTTCGGCGGCGAATATGCACTCACGAAACCACCACTTCTTTAACAGAAAGCTCCTCCATGATCGAGGGATTGAGGACACGGGCGGGCAAACCCTCCTGAAGGCTTGGCGAAGGGGGAAAGTGGTTATGAACCACCGTGCGTTGTCACGTCGGAGAAAGCGAACAAGGCGGAAGATCTCAGAGACCAACGACTCGGCAGGCTGCTTCCAGCTCTCAGTTGAGAGGAAGCCAAAGCACATCTTGTCGATCAAACGGTCTCTCTTCGAGTCGTAGACGGTTGAGTTCAACTCAGCGAACCGTCTAGACTGAAGCGACTTCTCCTCATTTATCACAAATCCGACGTCTGCGGTGGTTTTCAGCCAGGTGTGGTAGAGTTTGATGTTGCCACGGAAAAGACAATCATCACCATTGACTAGTACTCTTCGGTGATCAGGTCCACAGTTGTAAACCTCTTGATACGCCCTATCAATGCACACTTTGTTCAAGAGGCAAAGAACGACGAAGGACACCAAATTTCCCATCATGCTACCTCGCAACACCTCGCGATAACCGGTCCCCCAGGCCACTTGTATTCCATTGAAGCTGGCCTTCAGTACACTCGCTTCCTTTTCGGGCAGAGCCTCAGAGAGGACCTCGACGACCGCCTGGACGGCGTCGAGGTGTAAATTGTCTGTGGAGGCGACAAAGTCGCCGGAGATAAAACGGTCGTCATCTGGATCCTCATCCATGATGACACTGCGGAAGTGCTCAGGGGTCACGTCGCCGCGAACTAGCCAATCGAACTGGGAAAGCCAGTCGTAAGCAGCTTCGTGAACAGGACGAAGGATGCGCTTAGCTCGAGCGCCCTGCATCGTCACCACCCTGAGTTTACCTTTTGTCTTAGCCGTGCCAAGTCGACAAAAGTTAACTTCCTTCTTCTCCCTTATCGAGGTCTCACCCCATGACACACTGATGGGGTTCTCGTACCAACGCGGCACCGACAAAGTGCCTCCACAATTCCTCTCCAGCTCAAAGCAACCCTGTTGATCAGGAACGCGAGCCTTGTTTTTCCCTTCCCACGATGACCACCACTTGGTCCCCATAATCCATTTCACCCTCTTTTTAATATCGGCCAGTACATCCGGGCGAGTAACTGGCCCCGGTGCAAAGGCCCTGGCGGCCCACTCTTTCTTCGCAGCATCGGCTCGGGGGGGATCACACGCTTTACACGGCTCGTCAAAAATGGTCTTACAACCTTTGACGGCGAGGGCCAAACGCCAATACAGCACCCCCCCTTTCTTTTTCCTTGAGAGCTCCTGCTCCGTCCACTCCTTCCACCTGCCCGCGGCCGTCTCACAATCCACAGTCAGTGCGCAATCGAAGCTCGAATTGACGAGCCCCTCCTTTGCAAAGACCTCGGATACGAGACGCAGGGCTTTGACTGCACGTACTGCGCAGGCGCAGACGCGGCGACGACGTTGTTGCCCAGTCATCCTTTTACCAGATAACTTGCGTGTGTCGTCACGTAGGTGGGTAAAACACTCTAGACGAGTG